CAACATCTGACGCTGTGGAAATGCTAGCAAAGGCAGAGGACTATATAAATAACTGCCCAGATGTGCTTCCTACTATTGTTGGTTTGTGCTTGCATATAGGGATAGGAAAATCAACAGCTTACGATTGGGCGTCAGATGAAAACAAGGAGTTTTCGGATATCTTAGCGTATGTTAGTGAATTACAAGAACAAAAACTAATCATGGGTGGGTTGATGAATGAGTTTAATTCTACTATTACTAAGATGATGTTAACTAAGCATGGCTACTCAGACAAGACAGAAACAGATATTACAAGTGGTGGCAAAGTTTTAAACAATTGGACAGTTAATCCAGTGACTACGAGCAAAGATGGCTGATATAGATTTACGCATCACTGACAAGATAGCCTGGTTGCTGTCTAAGCCTAAGCGCATCAAGATTGCTGTAGGTGGTCGCGGTTCCGCTAAATCGATTGGTGTTGGTGATATCATGCTGATGTTTGCTGACCATGGCGAACGTATATGCTGTACGCGTGAGTTTCAAAACACAATCGACGATTCAGTCCATGAAAGCTTAAAGCAAGAGATAGATAGGCTAGGTGTCGATGGATTCAACGTACAAAATAATAATATCTATTCATCAAGCGGCGGCGAAATATTTTACAAGGGTTTAGCAAGAAACATAACGAGCCTAAAGTCATTAGCTGGCGTTAAAAGGTTATGGATAGAAGAGGGTGAAAGCGTAAGTGAAAAGAGCTTAAAGGTTCTCACTCCCTCAATACGCTCAAGCGCCGCTGCTAATTTAGAGGAAGATGGCGATCCTCCTGAGATTTGGATAACAATGAACAGGAATTCAAGACAGGACGCTATAGCGAAGAAATACTTAAGCAGGGCCGAGAAAGATTTAGAACGCAAAGGGTTTTACGAAGATGATCTAATAATGGTTGTGCAAGTTAATTATCAGGATAACCCTTGGTTCCCTGTAGAACTTGAGCAAGAGCGGTTAGACGATAAAGCCAATTTAAGTGAAGATGAATACGACCATATATGGGGCGGTCAGTATGATGAAACAGTTGATAGAGCTATTATTAAGAAGGCTTGGTTTGATGCTGCTATTGACGCTCATGTTAAGCTGGGCATCAATCCAACTGGTGCTGTTGTTGCCTCACACGATCCAGCCGATGAGGGAGGCGATAGCAAAGGCTACGCTTGCCGCAAAGGTATTCTTTATACAGACATTGACGAGATAGTTGCTAAGGATGGTAATGAGGCGTGTGACGTCGCTACCGCAAGAGCTATAGCGGCTAATGCTGATTTGTTTGTATGGGACGGTGACGGGATGGGTGCGCTGTTAAGGCGTCAAATCTCTGACAGTTTCAATGGTATCAAGTGTGAACTTAGAATGTACAAAGGCTCTAACGAAGTAGAAGATAAAAAACAAAAGTATGACGGGCTTCAATCGTTAGGAAGTAAAGACAAACCTAAAACCAATGGCGATACATTCTTCAACAAACGCGCGCAGTATTATATGAAGTTAGCACAAAGATTTTATAACACTTGGTTAGCAGTAGAGAAAGGGCAATACATCGACCCTGACAGTATTATAAGTATATCGAGTGACATCAAGTTAATAGATAAATTACGATCAGAAGTTTGTCGCATACCGAGAAAGCCAAACGGCGCTGGTAAAATACAATTGATGAGCAAGAAAGACATGAAAGATAAATATGATATTGACTCCCCGGGTATGGCTGACTGTTTAGCTATGGGTGAAGAGATACCAGAATTAGCCACCGAATCAACAGAAATAGAGTTTGAATCATTATGGAATTAGACTACACAGACCACGGTAAAGTATTAGAGATACTAACCACTGAGCAAGATAACGAAACAGATATGCGGAAAGCGGTTAGAGAGGCCCACCACTTTATTGATAAGCGTGACGGCCAATGGGAGCCTGAAATCATCGAAAGAATGAGAGGCAGGCCGCGCTACACATTTGATAAGTGTAACCCTATTGTCGATCAAGTTGCTGGTGAGCTAGAAGAGGCTGACTTCTCTATCAAAGTTCGACCTGCTGGTGGTGATGCTTCCAAAGACACAGCTAAAACTTTAGACGGATTAATTAGAAACATTCGCAATATATCAAATGGCGATCATGTTTTTAATGCTGCTGGTCGCTCGATGATAACAGGCGGCTTTGATGCTTGGGAGATAGTTCAAGATTGGATTGATGCTGATGCTTTCGACCAAGACTTATTTATCCGCAAAATACCTAATGCAGTTGATAGAGTATGGTTTGATAGTGCAAGCGAAATGCAAGACAGGAGCGATGCGCGTTATGCTTTTGTTCTTCAAGTGCTAACCAAATCACAGTATGAATCTAAGTTTCCAAAAGGAAGCGGCCAATCTATCGGTGACGATAAAGAAACAGACGTTTATTTTAATAAGCCTGACTTTATCACTGTTGGCAAGTTCTTATACAAAAAGCCTCGAGATATTGAGATAGTTAGAACTATCGACGGCAAGGTTTACAACGCAGAGCAATACGAACAAGTAAAAGATGAATTAGAAGCTCAAGGTATCACAGAAGAAAAACGCAGAATCAGAAAGTCATGGCGCGTACATTCTCGCATCTTTGACGGTAGTGAATGGTTAACAGAAGAAGAAGAAACTGTATTTGATTACATTCCTGTTATACCAACATACGGAAACTTTAAAATATCTGAAAACAAAGTTATTTATCGCGGCATTGTTGAAAAGTTAATGGACCCTCAACGCGTAATTAACTACGCAGAGTCTAGAAAGATTGAAGAGGGAGCTTTAGCGCCTCGCGGCAAGTATTGGATGACACGCCAGCAAATGCAGGGCTTCACCAACACACTTAAAACACTTAACACTAACTCAGACCCAGTACAAGGTTATGAGCATGTTGACGGTGTGCCTGCCCCATTCTTTCAAGGTGGGGCGCAAATTAACCCTGGCTTGCAAGAAACGGCAATGTCAGCAGATGCCGCACTTCAAGCTGCGGCTGGGTTATTTGCTGCTAATATGGGAAATAACCCTGGCTTGCAGTCTGGTGTAGCAATTGAAAAGCAAATAGACAAAGGCAACCAAGGCACTATTAAATGGTTTAACGCTCAAGAAGTGGCTATTTGTCATACTGCTAAAGTTTTAATCAACGCTATACCTAGAGTTTACGACTCGACTAGGCAAGTAAGAATATTACAGGAAGATGGCACAAGCGAGATGGTTACGCTAAATACTGTGGTATTTGACGAGCAAACAGGGAAAAACATAGAGCTAAACAATCTTGCTATGGGTGAATACGATGTTACTTGTGAGATAGGTCCAGCATTTAAAAACCGTCAACAAGAGACAGCAAGCGCTTTCCTTGAGATGGCAGCAATTAACCCTGAACTAACTCAACGTGGCATGGATGTTTGGTTATCTAACCTTTCTGCTCCTGGCATGGATACGATGGCTGAACGCTTCCGTCAATCATTGCTAGAACAAGGTGCTATACCATTTGAGCAAATGTCACCAGAAGAACAGCAACAAGCACAAGAGGCATCACAGCAACCACCACAACCTGATCCAATGATGGTGGCAGCGGAAGCGGAGATGCAGAAAGCTCAAGCTGATATGATGGACGCACAAAATAAACAACAAGTAGCACAGATGGACGCACAGGTTAAATTTGCTGACATTCAATTGCGAAACAGAATTATTGATTTAGATACACAGAAGTTTATGCGTGAGAAAGATGATAAGTACAATGTTGACGCGGCTAGCATACAGCAGAATCAACAGAAGATAGACTTACAAGCTCAGAAGCAACAGATTGACGCTATGGTTCAAATGCAGAAGCAACAACAACAAGAGATTAACGATTCGTTTAATAATCTTAAGACTATGCTTGAAGCTATGGGAGCTACTGCCGTTGTATCACCACAAGCGGCAGAGGTTTATAGCGAGCAGGTTGACGTTATAGAAGAGAAGCAAGAGTCTAACGAGTAGGGCTCTTGACAGTTGTATGACTAAAATATCTAGGGGAGGCCAATGTTCTAGCCGCCAGTGATTTACACTACAATGATTTTCATTTAATTATTATTTACACAAAATCCTCA